GCCCCACCGAGTAGCAGACGTTCTGAACGCAGTTCATCTTTATCATCAGAACCACGAACAGACTTAATCCAGTCAGCCCACTCAACAGCAGCGTTGTATGCTGCCCACTTTGTATTAGCAACAATCTGTTGCGTAGGTGATGCCCAGAGTGACATAAGTTCACCGCGCTTATTTTCCACAGAGTTCAACTGGCGTTGAGTAGCGTCTTTATTTCGTGGAGTCGGAATAAGAACTTCAACGAACTTCTTGTAGTCGTTGTCGGTGAACTTCTGCGATAATAGTGATTCAACTTCTTGTTCAAACGCCTCTTGATACTTCCACACGATACCCAGAGTTTCACGCGCTTGTTGAACTTTGGCAGTCGCGCCAGAAGTGTGCTTCAGCGATATCTTTGACTTCGCTTGGGCTAGTGCTAACCGAACAGTATTGGTACATACTGCGCGAATTGGAGTAACGGCAACCACGAAGGCTGACGAGCCATCGTGACTATTGACAGCCATAATGTAATTATCAACAACATCAACGCCACCGAGAGTCATTGAATCGGGGAACTTCATTGTCATAAAGACACGCTGACCGTTACCAAGTGAACCAGCAGTTTCAAATACCGCACCTGATTCATCTGCTAAGACGTTCAAGAAATCAAACGCCTCTGAATTGTCAATAGGTGTATAGCGATTGCCAACCACGCCTAATGCCGCTAGACCCTTTTTCGGGTGATTGCGGTATGTGAGGAACTTGTTAGGAAGCGAAATAGTCTGACCATCAACTTCAGTCTGAATATGATTTTCGCTAACTTTCACTTTCCAGTTTAACTGCGCAATTTCTAGCGCGTCTTGCGCAGTTAAAGAACCCTCGGTAACTGTACCGAGTTTGTGCCACGCCACTTCCCTAGCGGAAACGAACGCAGCCGAACCATCATCGAACGTTTCGATGTTGTCAGCCATTTATTTACCCTTTCGTTTTCTGATGAACTCATCAGGCGAAGCGATTACTTCGCGACTGCCCGAAGGCAGTTTCGTTCTCACAGTTTCTTAACGTATATTTGTAGTTCTTGAATATCGGCATGTTCGATACAGAAGTAATAACGTATTCCGTCATCACCAACGGCAACATCTTCAGCCAACATATACACATCACTCTTTGAACAGAACTTACAAGTGATATCAACTTGTAAGCCAGCCTCAACTGTATATGGACTTCTAACCCATGTGTAGGTTGCTTTGGTAGTTGTATCAATTACCCGAACACCACTTTTGATTTCTGATTTAAACATTTTCACTCCCCATCAAGATTAGGTGGACTTCGTTATCTTCAACCAGTAATTCATAGATTTTTCCTCCGTCACAATTAGCGTGCGAAGTTCTGTGTCCATCTCTGATTCTTTGAGCGTCAGTTAGACGAACTGATTTACGGCTTTCCCATTCGCAAGGCTCACAGCGAACAAGATAATGAAGTGAGTCTTTCATGCTGTTACTCCGTTCTGAATTTCAAACGCTGACTGATTTAACTTGTTAGCCATATCAATACAGACGCCATAGAAAGTGGATATGAAAAGAGGTCGTGTGATTTCGCCTTCGTTCATGAACTTAGTGAATTGACGAAACTCAATTACGCAGGATTCATCTGCTTTCATGTAACCTGCCTTGATACAACCTTGACTGAAATAACCGCCCTGCTGAATTGCTATGTATGTATAATCTTTCACTTGACTACCCTTCTAAATAGTAAGAGGGTGAGCCGAGTTGCCCACCCTCTTATTTGATATTTGATTGAACGTTTATACTGTTGCCAGTTCTTTAATTGCTTTTTCGTAAATTGCTTTCAACGCTTTCACGTTGAGGTCGCAGTTGCTTTCTGCTTTCTTTAAGAACTTAGTCAGCGAATGGTCGGTGACATTAGTACTTAACCCGATACGGCGTTGTATGTCTTTAAGTGTGAGTTTGTAATCCTCACCTTTGATTCGCATGTTGATTCCAACCGCAGCATCAACAACGCAAACTCTGCCGTAGAAATCAAGGTAGTTCTTGTCTGTGATTCCGCCTAAATCAACTGCCATAGTAAGCCAGATAAGTGAATCAGTTTTAGTCCACTCTGGATTAGTTTGACAATCGCGTTCGTCGTCCCAGACTGACATAAGTTCTTCGTAGTTATTTATTCCTGTGATATCCCAATTAAGTGACATGATTATTTACCCTTCTTGTTAGTTTCGATTAGTTCATCTACATGAACGATGGCGTTCACGTATTCTTCATAGGCTCTGGTGTTGCGCTTTGATTTCTTACCATCAAACCACCACTCCAGAATCCAGTATCTTGATTTAGAACGGTCTAACGTGATAGTTAGATTATCGGCGTCATGAATAACGCCAGTTTTCAGTAATTTATCTGACATGATTTATCTCCCTTACTTTTCGTCTGCTTCGTAATCGTTAAGTGTCCAGTCAATATCGTCACACTCAACATCTGGGAAGTCGCCGTTGTATTTAATGTCAATGTCAAAGTCTGAATCATCAAAGTTATCAACATCAAACTCCAACGGAACTGTAGCGGTGGCAGTAACTTCAATAGTGAAAGTAATTTCCACTTCTTTAGTTAATTCAATATCAAGTTGTTCCGCTAATTCTTTTAACTCATCAACGCTAGCGGAATCACTTTCCCCGATATGTGATTTTAGGAACTCTTCCACGATATTCATTTTGTCGCGTAGTTGAGAACGTAATAAATCACGACTATTTGATTCACGCTGTAGTCGGTCTTTGAGGTTTTCTATCGTGTTGTAATCATCAACTAAGTGTTCAACCACATCATTGATTGAGTGTTCCTTGACGAATTCCTCTGCGATTTGAAACGGAGTAGGAACTTCTGCTCTAACTGTATTTTCTGTTGTCATGATTTTACCCTTCATGTTGCTAACGATTGGCTCGTCAGTTGCGGTAGTCACCGCAAGACTCCCGAAGGAGTTTCGCCATTACGCGTTTTGATTTGCTAGTCTAATTTCCTCACGCTTTTCTTCTAAATAAGCAGTGAGCGTTGATACGGAAGCGACTAACTCATTTGCTATTTGACCGATTTCGCTTGCTTCTGAATAATCGGTGATGTTAGTTTCATCTAACATTGTCTTGGCATACTTCATTAACGACCTGGCGTATTTGAAGTCTTTCTTGATATCTTGTGTAGTTGTATTCATTTTGCGAACTTATCTGCTAGGTCGCCGATTTCTGTAGGGGTAACTAGCAAAGCAGTTTCACCTTTAGAAACAGAAGTCTGTAAAGCAAGTAGTGCGATATGAACTAGTATCTTTTCTCTTACTGTAAGTTCGTGAGTAGTAATGAATAAGTCACGATACATTTCATCTTGTGTTGGCATTTGATTTACCCTTCAAATTATCTGAACTCGTCAGTCACCGCGATTACGGTGAGACGCTGTGCCTTTTAGTGACACAGCGTTTCGTACTTAATAATTTGATTTGCTTGAAGTAGTTCGTCATAGTCCTTAACTTTTATTCACGTTGCGCTAGCCATACTTCTTAGTAATTGTCACTCGCTCGCCGACTTTCGCCGGGTCTTCGGAATCACTTGCTTAGATTTGTATGTAACGGCTCCGCACCGAAACAAGTAACCAAACATCGTGTAACAGTTTGGCTTAGCAGTTTGATACCTTTATCGCGATTACTGGGCATAGTTCCTATATCTGGAACGAGCGTCGCTTTATTTTGTCGGACTGATTGCTGAAAGCAATCTTGACTATCTGACTCCCTCTATGTAATTTGATAAGCATTAGTTTTCTATCACCTGATTGAATTCCCTAGGGATTTAAATGATTCAATCAGTTCACCAGTTTTACTAACCTGACCTTGTTCTTTTTCACTTCTGGTCGGCTACCTTTTGAAGGGCTTTGCCCCGATATACCCCGACCGCGTGTAACAAGGTTAAGTATACAGGGTCAAACTGTGCCATGACAAGGGGCAAGGCAAGGCGCGCCTAGAGGGGTTTATCGTGTTTTCAAGGACAATTTAGCTGTCAGCCTTATCAAGGGGCTATTCTTGTCCTATGCCCCAGAATCCAAGTTCACCGCCAAAGGCGAAGGTAGTAATTGGTTTACATCAGTTATACATTGAAGTTGAACACTACGCTTCTTATCCAGATCAAATAACTGATATTAGTAATCGTGCTTATGAGTTATTTAATGCTGTATTAGAAAAGGCTAAAGAGGCTGAATGCGATATCAGAGATTTCAGTTATGCTGAATGGGATACTGACGAAGAAGAAGATGCTGAATAATTACTCGGTTGATATTTCAGCAGAGCCAGCGAGATAGGCAATAGCGTCAATGTAATTATCTAGGTGAGTTGAGTCTGCCGACATTCTAGAAATCTTGGCACCAGCAAACATTACTCCAACTGTCGCAGCATTTATCGGTTCATCTAATCCTAGAATTGCTGCCCAGATGATTCCTGTTCGTTCCCAGTTCTCGCGAATATCGCCGTAACTTTCTTGACGAGGTCCTGAAATTAAACAACTTGCTTCAGCAAGCACATCTTGTAATTCCATTAGTCCAACCAAACTTTATACGCCGCAGTTACGCGTCCTTTGACAGGATCAATGAAGTGTAATCTTTGTGAAGGTGTTGCGCTAGCAGCCAACATTACGCCAGCATAACGATTGTCTGATTCAGTTGAACCAGTTTGATAAACAGAACCTTGTCCGTTAGCCATCGCCCACTCAGCATGAGTGTGATAATGCCCGATATAAACATCTCTGAAATCCCAAGGATAAGCACCTGAACGCCAGCGATTAGCATGTTGAACTATTGCGCCTGGACTAGCGAAACCATTACGCCCTACTTCGTCACCGTGAATTAGTAATGCTTTATACGCGCCTATTTCAACGCGCTGAATATCCTCTGGGCAATCCTGCCAATTCAATCGTTTTTCACCTGCTAATAATTGACGTGCTAACTCATAGCACATGCGGTCAAAGTTATCGCTTCTAGGAACATTGTCGCGCTTTGACCCTATACGTCCGTGATTACCCCATTCAGCAACTACAGTTACTTTCTCATAGTTCGCTAGGGCAAATCGCACTACATCAACGCAAAGCCTAGATACATTGACATACTGTTCAAATAATGTAGCGTCAATTTCAAACGCTTGACTAGGGAAGTTAAAGAGTCCTTCAACCATATCGCCACCGAACATGATTGTTACATCTTTTACTGGGTGGTCAGCTCGTTGAATGTCTGTGATACGAACAGCGCGCTCGCAGAAAGACATGACGCGCTTTTTCATAACTTCGCTGTCATAACTGGAAGTTTTCTTAGCACCTTGCCAGTCTGTCAAATGCCACAACGCAACTTCAGGTTTCGCTTTTCGTTTATCAGTTATGACTTCAGGAACTGCTGGTATTTTACCTAGTGCGATTACTGCGTCATAAGAAGCCTGAATTGTTGCTTCAACTAATTCATCTGTGCGTTGCTTAGTCTTTTGTAATTCTTTTAGGGTGCGTTGTAGTGTCTTGCGAAGTTCTTTTATTTCTGGGTCTGCTTCTATCGCTAGTTTATCTAAATCATTTTTTAAGGACACCGCTACAGACCTTCCTTCTGTGCCGCCCTACAGTAGAGTCGCTTACATCAAATCCATTATTCCTAAGAACTAGCGACAGGGAAGCATGACTAACTGCTGTCATTGACAGACGCGCTTGTAATAAATCGCGCTCTTTGACATCTAAAGTATCTAGTAAATGGCAGACGGCACAGTAAGTACCCTTCTTCTTAGGGAAATTACTTTCGTCTTTCAGCGCTTCCAGTAATCCCATGATTACTTCTTGGTTTGCTTTTTCTTAGCCGAAGCCTTAGCGAGTTTATCAATCTCAACATCAGCGATATCGGCAACCATGCCAAACGCAGGGTCTTTACTGTCCATCGCGCGCAAGGCAGGTCCAATGACGCCAGCAAAAATAGCGACTAGATAAGCCCAAGGGTCTGTGTTGTGAATTGTAATCAAAGGCGTAATAGCAATAACTACACCGCGAGCATAGGATTTAATAACTGATTTCATTACTGATTCTTTAACCATTTCTCTTTCCTTCCCTAGGGGCGAGCAACAGCCATAACGGTAGCATAATCGCGCTTCTTTAGATATACGCCATCACCGTTCGCTTGACTTCCTTTTTTGCCGTCTGATGTATTTCCTTCAACGCAAGTTAAGTAACGTTTTCCATCGTTTTTGACAACGATACCTACATGGTCAGGTTGAGCGTCTGCGTCAAATTGAAAGAATACAATGTCGCCTTCTTGAGCCTGTCCAACAGGAACAATTTTGTTATTCTTAACGAACCATTTCAAACCTGCGTCACAAGAAGCAAAACCTTTCTTGTTTGAAGCCGCAACTAATTTAGATTGTCCTGCCTCAGAGAAGCACCACGAAACGAACATCGCGCACCAAGGTTGATTATTCAACCCGTACCATTTCCCGTACATAGTGTCGTTGTCGCCATGTTCTTTATAGCCAAGTTGTGATTTAGCGATTGCTGTAACGTCTATCATCTTTTGTCCATTAGCATGAGGTATATTGAATCCAATCTATTTTCTAGACGCTTGATTGCGTCGCCTTGTCTGTTTTGTTCATCTCGCAAACTTGAACCGCCATTGGGTTTCAGTTCAGATAGATAATGTTTCGTTAGGAAACGAACAGCAATAGATAACGAACCTAAGAGTGTCGTTAGTGCTACTGCTAATCCTGCCCAATCACTTGCGTTCATTTGCGCCCCTTCGGGTTATGTCCAAGTAAGTATGCGAACTGTGCCAGCCGAGTCCACAATCTTTGCTTGATTAGTAGTTGTATTTAGCCACGCGTCACCAATACGGTAATTCGTAGGGTCTGATGTTACAGCAGGAAACGTGAATCTTACAGCCGTTTCCAATTTTCTGAGGCGTGATTCTAAGTCAGAGAATATGATTCTCAAATCCGCTGGTTGATTGATATATGCCATGACGCCTCAGTTGGTAGTAGTAGTCAGGGTAAGTGTAACGCGTTCAGGACCATTCTCTCCGGGCTGAACAGAAAGTCCAACAATACGATATACCTCATCTAAAGTATCAGGAAAACGATTGTCAGTTATCCTTATACGCGCGTCATCGCCGATTGCGTATGTGCTTAATTCTGGTTGTTGGTCTGCTGGAACTACGATACGCATAGTTGTAGGTGGATAAGAAACCGCATTAACCTGCCCAGTAGCCAAACTATTCAAATAAGTCTGGTCTGTTACGTCTGAGTAGTTTGCGCCTTCTTCTAATAATGGCCAACCGCTCGCTGTCTTAGTAGCGTCAGTCTGAATTGAAATTAACTTACCTTCATTAGAACCTGCGCCTAAAGCGTAAATAGTATTCGCAGCAACCGAGCCGTCTTCTGGATAGGTATATTCCACGATGTTCGCTGGCAATTCAAAGACAATCGCGTATGGGTCTGATGAGGAATATACAGTTCCAATACGCGGATAACCTAATACTAAAGTCTTAGTCGGTGTTCCTGAGCCGTCATACGCTACTTGAATATTGAAATCAAATCCATTTTCTGAACGAGATAAATCTTGAAGCGCGGAATAATAAGTCTTCAATTCATAAGAATAATAACTTCTAGACAATAGAACGCCTGATGTTTCCACTCCTATTTGTACGCCTATGTTTCCGTATGGAGATGATTGCGCGAGCGCGACTAGGTTTTGAGCAATAGATAACTGGTCTGTATTTGTGAAAGTTGTATTTACATTGATACGTCTGCGCTCGAAGTATGATTCAAACTCACGCGCTGTAATGCTTAATACCTGACTAGAACTATCGTAATCACGCCCCCAGATGATTCCACCCCATACGAGAGTGCCACCTTTATCAACGTAAATAGCATTACGACATGGGATAGTTGAAGCATCAACATTGAAAGCCGCAGCGTCTAAACCTGAAAGTAATAAATGACCCTGCCAAGTGCCAGCCTGATTTAACTGCTGAGTAAATGAAACTCCTGTGAAAGGAAGTTCAGCAATTATGTCGTTCGTTAGAAGGTCTGCTAGTAGATAGCGGTATGTGTCAGCCATGCTATTACTTTACTGTATTGGTTTGTGACTCCGTTACTGGCGCAGAGAATGTGTTTGTTGTAGGGTTGTAAATGTATCCAATTCCAACGTATGGCGGAGTAACATACTCGACGCAAGTTGTTTTAGTAACTGCTTGCGCTATTTCTAAAGTTTCAGCCATGATTAAGTTTTCAACGGTGTTGCCGTTTAATACCGCATAACTAGGCATTTGTATCTCCTTTAATTTTAATAGTAAACAAGTACAGCGCCAGCGCCGCCACTACCAGGGTTTCCAGATGAACCGCCGTTGCCGTTTCCACCGCCACCGCCACCGCCACCGCCGACTCCACCAGTTCCGCCATTTCC